AATGTGAGTTCTTAGGTAGTGTTGATACTCTTATCAATGCAAGTAAGATTAAAACTATGGCAGTTGTTGATCCTCTGATAAAAAGTTTAAACGGTACTTTAGATGTTTATGAGAAACCGATTAAGGGTAATATCTATGTAATGACAGTTGATGTATCAAGAGGTATTGGAAATGACTATTCGGCGTTTGTAGTTGTTGACGCTACAAAGGCACCGTATCGAATTGTTGCAAAATATAAAGACAATGAAATTAAACCTTTACTCTTTCCAAGTGTTATGAAGAAAGTAGGTGACGCATACAATCAAGCATTCGTATTGATTGAGATAAATGATTTAGGTCAACAAGTTGCAGACGCTATGCAATTTGAATTAGAATACGATAATTTACTTATGGTTACACAAAGAGGAAGATCAGGTCAAGTATTGGGTGGAGGATTTAGTGGTAGAGGTAGTCAATTAGGATTAAGAATGACTAAAGGTACTAAAAAAATCGGAACTTCTAATCTGAAAAGTTTAATCGAGGGTGATAAACTCATAATTCAAGACTTCGAAATTATTGCAGAATTATCAACTTTTATTTCTAAAGGAAAATCTTTTGAGGCAGAGAGTGGCGCTTCAGATGACCTTGTAATGTGTTTAGTGATATTTTCATGGTTGGCAAATCAAAGATATTTTAAAGAATTGACAGATGTAGATGTTCGAGGACAGATGTTTACAGATCAAAAAAATGCAATTGAGGCAGATATGGCACCTTTTGGGTTTATAGATGACGGAATAAATGATCCAGATGGTAATAATTCACAGTTTTATGACGATACTGGGCAGTTATGGACTCCTGTAACTACACACAAAGGGCAATAGTGTAGTTTTGGAATCATATAAATATCTACAAAGGGTTATAACTAAATTAAAAAAACTTAATATTAAGGAGAACTAAAATATGGCTTTTCAAGTATCACCAGGTGTTCTCGTAACTGAAAAAGATTTAACAAATGTGATTCCTGCTGTTTCTACAACAAGTGGCGGAATTGTATTAACGGCAGAAAAAGGACCGATTGACGAAATCACAACGATTTCATCAGAATCAGAGTTGGTTGAGAACTTTGGTAAACCAAATTCTACAAACTTTGAAGAATGGTTTACTGCTGCAAACTTTTTAGGATACGGAAATAATCTGAAGGTAGTAAGACCAATTACAGGAACAGTAAATGCTGTTTCAACTGGTACTGCTGTCTTGATAAAAAATACTGCTGACTATCTAGACACCTATTATTCAGAAACAGGTGCGGGACAAGTAAGTAACATAGGACCATTTGCTGCAAGAGAAGCAGGAACATTAGGAAATAGTTTAAAAATTTCTATGTGTACTAACTCTACTGCTTTTGGACCCCACTCACAAAGTGGAACTCTAGTAAATGACAGCTCTGCTGCTATCGGAGATACAACAATAACTGTTGATGATGGTAGTTTAATGCAAGTTGGTGATATATTAGAATTTGGGGATGCAAGTAATGTACCTTCAGCTTCAGGATCACCTTCAGGATTTTACTACAAAGTAACAGCAATTAACACTCATGCTTTAACAATTGCAAGATTTAATCCTACTACAGGCGCTACTGAAAGTGGTGGTTTAAGACACGCTGTTGTTGATGACGCAAAACTTTTAAGACATTGGGAATATTATTTTAACTTTTCTAATGCTCCATCAACGACAGATGATGTATCTGCTGCTGGCGGTACATTAGACGAAATACATATTGTTGTTGTTGACGAAGATGGCGGAATTTCAGGAACTGCTGGAACAATCTTAGAAACTTTCGAAGGTGTTTCACAGGCAACTGATGCTAAAACTGCTCAAGGTGCAAGTAATTATTATCCACAAGTAATCTATCAAAAATCTAAATTTATTTATTGGATAGATCATTTGGCAACTTTATCAGACGGTCTTTCTAAAACAGGAACAACTTTTGATAATACAGTTGGGGATGCATTTGTTATATCTAGTACTTCGCTTGCAAGTGGAACAGACGATCTTGCTGCTACTGCTGGTGAATTTGCTACTGCATACGAGAAATTTAATGATTCTGAAAATGTTGATTTAAGTTTATTACTATGTGGATCAGGTACTGCTACAAAGGCAACTGCTGTTATGGATATTGCAACTGCAAGAAAAGATTGCGTTGCTTTCATATCACCAGAAAGATCCGATGTAGTTAATGTTGCTAATGCAATAACACAAACTGCTAATGTAAAGGGATTCTTTTCTACTTTACCTTCTACAAGTTATGCTGTTTTTGATAGTGGTTACAAATATATGTACGATAAATACAATGATGTTTTCAGATTTGTACCTCTTAACGGAGATACTGCTGGACTTTGTGCTCGTACAGATAGTGTTGCTGACGCATGGTTCTCACCAGGCGGATTTAATCGTGGACAAATTAGAGGTTCTGTTAAATTAGCATTCAATCCTAATCAGGCTCAGAGAGATGATTTATACAAAGGAAGAGTAAATCCTATTGTTTCATTTCCTGGACAAGGTACAGTATTGTTTGGTGATAAAACTGCTCAAACTAAACCGTCTGCATTTGATCGTATCAATGTTCGTAGATTGTTTATCGTTCTTGAAAAAGCGATTGCTACTGCTGCTAAATTTCAACTATTTGAGTTCAATGACGAATTCACTAGAGCACAATTTAGAAACTTAGTAGAACCGTTTTTAAGAGATGTACAAGGTAGAAGAGGTATTACTGATTTTGCTGTTGTATGTGATAACACTAATAACACAGGTGATGTAATTGATAGAAATGAATTTAGGGCAGATATCTTTATCAAACCTAATCGTTCTATTAACTTCATTCAACTTAACTTTATTGCTACAAGATCAGGCGTTGCCTTTTCTGAAGTAGCAGGCGCATAGAGAGGAGAATAAAAAATGGCTAATATAAATGATTTTAAAGCTCGTCTTAAAGGCGGTGGTGCAAGAGCCAATCAGTTTAAGGTAACAATGCCTTTTCCTGGTTACTCTGCTGTTGGTGGTGAAACTGCTGACTTAGCGTTTCTATGTTCTGCTGCGGCTCTTCCTGGTTCTAATGTTGCTGTAACACCAGTTAACTTTAGAGGAAGAATACTTAACTTAACAGGCGATAGAACATTTAATCCATGGGCGATAACTGTATTGAACGATACTGACTTTAAGATATACAGAGCATTCGAAAGATGGATGAATGGAATGAATAATATGACTGATAATGAAGGATTAACAAATCCTGCTGATTATCAAGTTGACTTTTTCGTAGATCAATTAGATCGAAATGGTACAACTCTAAAATCTTACACATTTAGAGGGGGATTTCCAACATCTCTTTCTGATATTGCGTTAGACTATGGTACTAATGACACCGTAGAAACTTTTACAGTTGACTTTTCGTATCAATACTTCGAAACAGACACTACTACATAATACATAAATAGTTATAAGGAATAATATAATATGGCAAAAATACTTGGTTTCCAAATAACCAGAGACTCGAATCAGGATAAACCGGCGACTAGTAAACAAGCGTTTACGGTCGCCACTCCTGATGACGGTACAACTACTATATCTGCTGGCGGTTACTTCGGTCAATACCTGGATATGGAAGTTAATGCAAAGAACGACTATGATTTAATTAGACGATATAGAGAGATTGCACAACATCCTGAATGTGATATGGCAGTTGAAGATATCATTAACGAGGTTGTGGTATCAGATGAAAGAGATAGTCCAGTATCAATATCACTAGACAAACTTAACATATCTGAAAACATAAAAGGCAAAATTCGTAATGAGTTTCAAGAGTGTTTATCTCTTTTAAACTTTGACGAAAAAGGTCACGATATATTTAAACGATGGTATGTTGATGGGCGAATTTACTTTCACAAAGTAATAGATCCAAAGAGTCCGAGAACAGGACTTACAGAAATTCGATACATTGATCCACGAAAGATTAAAAAAGTTCGTGAAGTAACTAAAGGAAGAGATTCAAAAGGTACTGGAATCGAAGTTATAGAACAGACAAACGAATGGTTTGTATATAACGAAAAAGGTATGT